TGTTGATCAATGAATTCATTTACAGTCGGTTCAAGTTGTTTCCAAGCAGCCAATTGATTAAAAGAAATTAAGTTGTGCATAATAACCTCCATGCACAAAGAACATCATAACGAAGTTGGTTTTTGATTCATAGTGCTCTCACTCCATTATTCTATCACTATCTAGGTGTTTTGTGTGGATTTCTTAACAAAAATTTATGCCTATGAATTTATACTTATACCTTCGATAAGTGCTTGAAGTTTATTCACACGATTTTGATGTTCTTGTTTCCATTCATATAAAATACTTCCAATATCTTCCAGTATAACCTCTACAGACGTATCATCTTCAAAATACTTTTCAATTGCTTCTGCTAAGTATCTTTTTCTACTCCATTCTGCAGAATAAGGTTTGTAGTCCATAATAAGGTAATAATGTGAATGTATTATAGAGCATCTAGTCTTTACTGTCAAGACTATTATTTTCCCAACACTTTTCAAATTTATACCTTAACTCATTAAGTTTCATTTCTTCCCAATAAGTTAACAAGTGCTGGTTGATTTGTTTTTCTTCTTCAGTAAAACTTAAACGATACTTATTTTTTATTTCAACAACTTTTAGCATATCATCCATAAACGTTGTTGGCATATCCAAAAAGTCTTCGTAAGTCAATCTCTTTGCCTCCAATCGTCTGGTTTATCTTCTGTCCACCAGTCAATCATATCATCTACACTATCAAAACCACGCTTACCGAAACGTTCGTGTCCAAGACCACCGATGTCAAGTTGATTTAAAAAATCATCCATATCTCCTTCTTGCATGTCTGGGTTCTCTGCTTTACGTCTTGCTTGACGTAGTATTGTGGCAGCAGAACGATTTGCTTTGGCCAGTTTCTCTGCCCAAATCATATCTTCTAAACCTACTGATTCACCTAACACAATCTTATTACAAATACCTTCCAACCTTAACCTATATTGAGTTGATAACATATTTTTATGAAGATATAATGTTATTTATTTTTAGATTCTAACTCATTCATCAATTCTTTTGCAAGTTTCATTGAGCGTTTCCACATCAAATACTTTACAATTGGATTTGCAGGATTATGCAAAATCCACCACTTTGTTTTTTCATATTGTACTCTCGCAAGTTGAGTAAACATATAGAATGCCTTTGCTACTGATTGATCTGTAATAATCAAATAAGCAACACAAAAGAATATAACAAAGTAGATATAATTTGTGCTCATTTTCTTAATGTTTTGAGATACTCTAATACAGTTTCTCTAACTGACATGAGTTCATTATAACACTTTTGATTATGAGCACATTGCCTCAACTCATTGTCTGGTTTATGTACCGATTCGATAAACAAATCAAGTCCGCGATTCCATTTAATATCTTGAGATTCTTCCATTCTTTTAGTTCGGTTTTACTATTTAATAGTCACAGGGAACTCTTTCCCATTCAGTCCATCTTCTTACATATCCAGGTCTCCAATAATTTCCTGGCACATATTCCTCACGATAAACACGTCTGTCACACATTGGAATATAACGTCTCTCATAAACAGGACGTTGATATTCAAAAGGTTCCCAAAATTCTCTCCAAGTAATTGCTTCTGCAGATACTGGGAGAAATGTTAGAAGCAACAAAGGTAAAAATTTCATTTCTCGTTTTGTTTAACTGTAACAGGGCAGAATGGAATTACTTTGCGAATTTCTTGGATTATTTCTGTTTTTTGAACTTCAGTTAGTCCAACAACTCTTTGAATTCGATAGATGATATTCAAGGCTTGAGAGCAAGTAATAATGGTTGATGCAGTTAGAACAACCATAGCAGTTCCTATTCTATTACTATTTAAGGCACTTTATGAAATTTTAATATTTTATTATTTGTTAATTAAATTTTGATATTTTTCAAGTAGCGTTGGTTTTGGATCAGCAAGTGTCAATATTTTTTCTGAATTAATCATAAAAATATTTTGAGTTGTGTAGTCAATCATCCAAGGAGACAAAATTTGTGAACTTGTTGATTGATCTACAATAAATGGTTCGATTAATTTGCAGTCAGGTTCTCCAATATCAGCACTAACCTCTTCAATTTGAGATATCAGAATTTGATTGTTCAGTAAAATTAGCAACTTGATCATTTTCTTTTCCATTTTTTAATACTCTATTTTCGTATAGACTTTTAAGATTTTCATTTGGTTCAACAACAGTTACTACCCAATCAGTAACAACAGAAACTATTTTATCGGAAGATAACGAAGGCCATGAATGAAGAGAAAGACTTATTCTATTTGCAGTTTCATTATCTTCATCAAGAATTTTATACGATCCATTAACAACAACTTTATGCGGATTATCAAAAACATATGCAACGACTTTATCATCGTACAAACCTTCTTTTATATCAGCAATAATTTGTTCTCCAGACTTTAAAATAGCAAGTTTTACAGTCATATTAATTTTATACCTCTTCCAATTATAAGTTAAAAAAATGGGGGAGTCAACTGGATTTTGCCAGTTCTCCCCGCGCCGACGATATTCAATTTTATTTATTATCTTTTTCTTTTCATTTTACAAACTTTCTTACCAGGTGCCATAGCATACTTTACAATTTTTCCATAACAATTAACTGGTTGATCACTCATTTTTACATCAGCACCAAAGTCACCTTTCATTTCTGATAAAATGATCATTAGTTCCTGGAAGGTTTTCATATACTTTTTTCTTTTATTTAGAGATAATCCTTCCTCTTATGATGATCGGGAACAATTTTTTTCAAGTTGACAGAGAGGAGTCCGTCTTCAAAGGAAACGTCTGCGACTTCTGTATCGTCTGCCAGTGTCCATGCTCTTTTGAAAGATCGTTGAGCCAATCCCTTATGGACGTAGTTGGTGTCGGATTCCTTATCCTCTTTTTGTCCTTCAACAAATAGTTTCCCATCTTGTGTATAGACATAAACCTCCTTCTTCTTAAATCCAGCAAGTGCAAGTTCAAGTCGTGATTCTACGTTACTTACTTGAACAAGGTTATATGGGGGATAGTTGGAAGTTGTTTCATGGAGATGAAACAGGCGGTCAAAATATTCATCCATGCCGATGCTATTGCGAGTAATCCTCTCCATCAGAGCAGGAAGATCCGCAGCAGTATACCTTGTGAGGTTGGTCATTATAGTAGCTCCTTTAAAAGCGAGTTTGTGTTTTGTGGATCCTTACGGCATCCGAGTATATTTATATCATAAAAGAAAAAGAGAAGCAAGGTAAAAACCGTACTTCTCTTTAGGGTGTTCCGACTTTTGTAGAGACCGCACGAAAGGCCTCAAAAGTATTTATTCTACATTTGATGCTTTTCCTTTTTTACCAATATTATATTTTTGCTCCAGAATCCAATCATTTTTATCTTTGTAAGTAATGACTTTAATTTGGTTCAAAGGTGCAATATCCATAATAGAATCTTCTTTGACGACAGTAATAAGTCCCCAGTCTGCCAACAAACGAGTGATTCTATTACGACGTTGAACATCATTGATTGTCAAATTAGCGTGTTTGCCATCTAGAGCAAAAAGTTCTTTGAAATGAACAAGATAATATCTACCTTGCTTGTGAAGAATATGGCAAGATTGATAAAGTTTTTTTTCCTTCCTGGAGGCAACTCCAATACGAGTCAAAGTTTCACGGACTTTCAAAAAGTCGTCCGGTTCATTTAAAACGACCTCCACCATCATATCTGGAGACCAATTTACTTGTGGTTCAATTGTTTGAGTTGTCATCGTGTTCCACCAATTTCAAGTCGTTGTTTAATAAAATCTAGTTGTTCTTTATTTAGAATCTTCAAAGCTTGAGTTGCTTTTTCATTACTATATCTATAGTATTGCTTAACACACTCTAAATCTTTGACTTTATCTTTTCGGATCCAGGGAGAAAATCTCTTCTTTTTCCTTAGACTATTTAGATAAAACAAATATTGCATATCTTTATCAAGATGATGATTCATATTCATTTCATTTGCGAAAAGAACACAATCAATATGTCCAGATAAACACTTATTGATAATATAAGGAGGATATTCCTTAATACAATTTTCATCATCTTGAACAAAATTTTCTTTGTTAAAATTAATAGAATTTAACCAATCTTTTAATTCATAAGTCATCTAATAATCTCCAAATCAGATCCTGGTTCCCACAATTCTAACTTTGTCCGAAGTCTTCCCTCATTTTTAAGTTTTTCGTATCTTTTTGTCGCCTTTATCTTCCACCATTCAATTGCTTGTTCGCAAGTATGATTAAACTGAGAAAAATAATATCTTTTCTTTTCTGTTAAAGTTTTAGCATGATTAATGCAACTATTAAATTTTTCAAGTTTTTCAGGATCCTTTAATGATGCCCGAATGATCGATATCATCTTTTGTTGAATTTTAAGTTTTTTGGATGACTTATCGGCAGAAACTAATCTTTCCCCACCGTTACGCTCATTAAACCACCAAAAAAATTCACGAAATTCATCATCATGAAACAATGGAAGAAAATTACTTTCGGTATCTCCAATATGACGAAGAAAAGGTTTTAATCCATCATACATTGACATACCTTTTGTAGTTCCATACAAAGAGGTAGTTTCAAAGTATTTTAAATCAGTGCCATACTTTTCATCAAATTGTTTTTTTAGTTCTTTCGAACATGCGAGAAGAGCAAGAAGTTTTCCACCAAGATAATTATATCCAAAAGGTTGCGTGGGAACAATATTAAATCCCATCACAAACTCTTTATTAATTCTCTCTAATGGCAATACTTCACCAAAGTAATCATTTCTTGGTTTTGAATTAATAGTTGGAGAACCAAAACGAACAACCCCAATAATTTTACCACTACGAGTTTCTTCCACTAACCATTTATGAGTTCTGCCAGGAATTGCTTCTTCGATTGCATTTGAAGCTGTAAGATTGAGAATTTCTGAGTACAACCATTGATTATACTTAGATTTGGTTTTAGGATCAGTATCAACAATATGAATTCTAAAATTCATTTGATCTGGAACCATTTCAAATACATTAAATATATCTGCTTCTGCACCAAATCCGAACAAATATCCAGATCGATCCACAATTCTATCTTTTTTTACAAAACGCAAATAGTCATCAATTCTATTAAATTTAGAATAGTAAGAAATAAATTTGTCTGCGGCATAATTTGCATCATCCTCAGATAACTTCATTCAAAATCTCCTATTCTAGTTTTATTAGAAGTATGTGAAAGTGTTTCATAAGGAATAACGCAAGATACAGAAATCTCAGTCGATTTAGTTGCTTCTGCCATCTCACGATAACCAGATCCAACATATATCTGTCCACTAACTACAGCAACTGCCATAGCACCCCAGAAGATATAATACCACTTTGCTTTTACTTGATGTGTAAGGTTTTTCATAATCAAACAATCAATTTTTTACTAGGAGATTTAATCAAAGAAAACATTTGTTCATATTGTTCTACAATCTGCTCTTGCGCTTCTGAAATATAAACAATGTATTTTTTAGTAACTTCCAAATCAATATTTTTATCTTTTAGGAGGGGGGACCATGGGGCAAATCCCATTTGTCCATTTCCAGTAGGAACAGCAACGATTGGATTACGAATAACGATTGTATCCGTTAAATCTCCAATTTGGTCTGCGATAACATCTTCACCAGACCACATACGAATTAATTTTACATTCATTTGAATTCAACCTCACACATAATTTCAATAAGAGCAGCAAGAAGATTTATTTCCTGGTCAGCCACGAACGCACATTGGTATTGGTACTTAGCAATAACAAGAACGGCAGCAGGAATAGACGTGGGTGAAAGGCAATCATAAAGAGCGTCATAAACCCTGCGAAGAAGGTGAGAAGCATCGTTGTCCAAGTTGGAGACCACCCACTTTCGGACTTCAGGAAAGTTTTTATCCTTGAGAGATTTAACAAGTTCATTTACAGAGATGTCAGAGAAAGATGCAAGAATGCCCGAGTCAATTTTTCCTCCCGTAGAATACCTTTGGCATTCGTTGAGGACTCTACGGAAGTCTGGGAAGTGTTTAGAAACAAGTTCCGCAACGACTTTTTGATCGTATTCAATTTTTTCTTCATCCAAGATTGTCTGAAGTCGTTTGAAGAAACTTCCTGCAAGTTGAACTTTTTGCTTTCCCTTGATTGTGAAGTCAATGACGGCACATCTGGAGTGAAGAGGTTCAATAATTTTGTTCTTGTAGTTGCAGGTGAAGATGAAGCGGCAGTTGTTATAAAATGCCTCAATATTCGCCCGTAGTAGGAGTTGTACGTCGTTTCCTGTGTTATCAGCCTCATCGATGATGATGACTTTGTGTTTAGAAGATCCCGTAAGTGAGACGGTC